TTCGACGGCGAGCGGTTGGTGCCGGACGCGCCGCTGCCGTGACCGATACCGGCTTCGACCGGCTGGAACCCTTTCTCGCGCGCATCGGCGACGCGCTGTCGCCGCGCGAGCGCAAGGGGCTGCTCACCAAGATCGGCCAGTCGCTGCGGCGGTCCAACAGCGCGCGCATCGCCGCCAACGTCCAGCCCGACGGCAGCGCGATGGAACCGCGGCGCCCGCGCCCGGGCGGCGGCAAGCGCGGCAAGATGTTCCGCCAGCTTCGCCAGGCGCGGATCCTGAAGATACGCGCAACCCCCGACCAGGTCAGCGTCGGCTTCGTCGGCCAGGCCCAGCAGGTCGCGCAAGTTCATCATTTCGGCTTGGTCGACGAGGTCGGCCGCACCCGCGACGGCCGCACGATCCGCGCCCGCTATGTCGCGCGCCAGCTGCTCGGCTTTCACGCCAGCGACGAGGCCGCCGCCTTCGAGGCGATCGAAAAGCATCTGTCGCGCGAGCGCTGATCAGCCCTTGTAAGGCGCGGTGATACAGGGCGAAGCGCTGGCGCGCGCGCGGCAACGGGTCTTTGCCTGCCTCCATGCCGCCGATTTCGTCCATCGCCACGTCGCCCGCCGTCGACCTGTCCGCCCTGCCGCCGCCCAACCTGGTGCCACAGCTGGATTTCGAGGCGCGCTTCGCGGCGAAGTTCGCCCGACTGGTCGCGAACCTGCCCGAGTTTTCGGCGCTGGTCGAAAGCGATCCGGCGATCAAGCTGCTCGAGGCCGACAGCTATGATGAATTGCTGCTGGCCCAGGCCTGCAACGATGCCGCGCGGCAGATGCTGATCGCTTATGCGACCGGCCCCAACCTCGAGCAGCTGGGCGCCTATTACGGCGTGACACGGCTGGTCATCACCCCGGCCAATCCGGAAGCCGGAACGCCCGCGGTTCTGGAAAGCGACGGGGAATTGCGGAGGCGCATCCTGCTGGCCCCGCACAGCTTCAGCGTCGCGGGCCCGGTCCAGGCCTATGTCTATTTCGCCCTCTCTGCGTCCAGCGACGTTCTCGATGCGTCCGCCACATCGCCGACGCCCGGGCAAGTGGTCGTCTCGGTTCTGTCGCGCACGGGCGACGGCACTGCGCCCGCCGGGACGCTGGATGACGTCGACGCGACCGTGTCGGCGGACACGGTACGCCCGCTCACCGACGAAGTGATCGTGCAATCGGCGGATATCGTGAGTTTCGACGTCATTGCCGATCTGTGGCTCTACGCCGGTCCCGATCCGGGGTTGATCATCGAGGCTGCCGAAGCATCGCTTGCGGCCTATCTGGCAAAGGCTCGCCGCCTGGGCCGCGACATTCCGCGCTCGGCGATCGTCGCGGCGCTTCACGTCGCCGGCATCCAGCGCGTCGAGCTGACCCAGCCCGCCGCCGACCAGGTGATGACGCCGCTGCAGGCGGGCTGGTGCGACGACGTCACGCTGAACTATGTCGGCATCGACGAATGAGCGGGCTCGATCCTGACCTGCTCAAAGCGAGCATCCTGCCCCCGAATGCCACCGACCAGGAACGCGCGATCGAGGATGCGATGCGCGCGCGCATCGACCTGTCGGCCGTTGGCACCTTGTGGAACCCCGCGACCTGTCCGCCGCAAATTCTTCCTTTCCTAGCCTGGGGCTTGGCGATCTCCCTCTGGGATCCCGAATGGACCGTCGCCGAAAAGCGGGCGGCGATCGCCGACGCGATCAAGTTCCACCGGCGCAAAGGCACGCGCGGGATCGTGCGCGAGGTGCTCGACCGGTTCAATCCGCTGCTGCAGATCGTCGAATGGTGGGAGATGAGCCCGCGCGGCATTCCCCACACCTTCGAGGTCCGCGCACCTGCGGCCGATATCCCCGCGAGCTTCCTGACGGCCGAGACCGCCGCCGCGATCATCCGCGACGTCGCGGGGGTCAAACCTGCGCGTAGCCATTTCACCTTCGTCCAGTCGCTGGAAGCGGAAGCGCATGTCTGGCTGGCCGGCGGTGCCAGCCTGGCAACCTTCAGTCGCGTCGAGCTGGGCGCCGATCACGATGCCGATCCGATCTGGGACACCTACTTGCAGACCGAAAATGGCGAGCCGATTTCTGACGAAACCGGCGCGCTGCTGGAGACCGAATGATGGCCGCGCTTCCGATGATGATCACCAATGCGGGCATGGCAGCGATCGTCAACGCCCAGCTCGGTGGGACGGATGAGGTCCGGATCGCCGAAGTCGGCCTGACCGAAACACCCTTCGTCATGGCCCCGACCATCGACGCCCTGCCCGGCGAGTTCCGCCGCATCGACACGATCGCGGGCCAGGCGGTCAGCGAGAATGTCATCCATCTGATGATGCGCGATCCCGAAGCGATCGCCTATGATGTGACCGGTTTCGGCCTGTATGACACAGAAGGCACGCTGATCGCGGTTCACAGCGCCGAATTGGACCCGATCCTGTCGAAGGCCGTTCTGGCGACCAGCCTTGCCGCGCTGGACATCCACTTCGCCAACGATGTCGCCGCAGTGATCGAGCTGGGCGACGCGCTGTTCCTCAACCCGCCGGCGTCGGAGACCGTGGCCGGAGTCGTGAAGCTGGCCGACGACGCGGCCGCCGACGCGGGCGTCGACGCGCTGACCGCGATGACGCCCGAACAGGTCGCACGGCAGTTCGCCAATCGCTGGGCCACCCCGGCAGAAGCCGCGGCGATGCTGTTGGGTGACCGCATCGTCACCCCCGAATCGCTGACCGGTATCTTCGGCGCACGGTCGATGGGCGTCCCCGGATATTTCTCCATCCTTGGCTTCATCATCCAATGGGGAACCTATTCGGTCGCGGCTAACTCCACCACCAGCCCCAGTTTCCCGACCAGCTTTCCGAACGCCTGCTATCACGCTGATGTCAACGGCGGCCGCAACGACACGGGGGCGCAGGACAATAACCCGCACGTCCAATCGACGACGTCGTCGGGCTTCACCATCTTCAACGCGACCGACACGGGGCCCATCAACGGCACTTGGTTCGCGATCGGCAACTGACAGGAGCCTTCGATGCAGCGCTATTTCAGCCCCTCGCACGGAGGATTCTTCAGCGAGGATGTCCACGGCACCCGCCTGTTGGTGGGCGGAGAGGCCAACCCCGCCTGCCTGATCCCCGACGACGCGGTCGCGGTCGGCGATGACGAATGGCGGAGCCTGCTCGCCGCGACGTCGGAGGGCAAGGCGATCGAAATGCAGGACGGGATCCCCGTTGCGGTCGACCCGCCGGCACCCGAGGGAGACGCCTGATGGCCAAGATAAGCCTTCTTCCTCCTATCGAGACGATCAACGGCGGCGAAAAGCTGGTCGTTGTCCAGGACGGCGAGACCCGCCAGGGCAATCTGCGCGACGTCTTCACCCCCGACGCGGCGGCCGCGCGCGCCGCGCTCTATGCCATCACCGATGCGATGGAAGCGTCGACGTTCGGCGCGTTCGGCGTCGAGCTGGACTTTGTCGCCGGCTATTTCCGCAACGGGTATCAGATCACGTCATCGGTCATGGATCAGGCCGGCTTCGATTTCGTCCGCGAAACGCTTGGCACGGTCGAGGTCGCGCCCGGGACGGTCTTGTCCTTCGCCGAAGGCCAGCCCCGCATCGTGCCCGGGCAGGGCCTCTACATCGGCCCGGGGGTGCAGAATTTTCTGCTGCGTTCACAGGAATTCGAACATGCCGCTTGGGATCGTATCAACGCCGGCGCCGGCGTCGCGCCGGTCATCGTCGCCAACGATGCCGCCGCCCCCGACGGTACGATGACGGCCGACAAGATCACCTTCAGCCTGGGCGGCAGCGACACCCCCGGCGATCGGTCGCACATCCAACAGGATCTGGCACCGGTTGCGGGCGTGAAATATGCCGGTTCGCTGTTCGTCAAGGGCGTCGCTGGCGAGAAAATCCTGATGCGCCATGTCGCCGGCGGCGGCTACACGCTGCATGAATTCAACGGCCAGTGGCAGCGCATGTCCGCGATCGAGGTCGCCGCCGGCGGCTTCTCCACCTTCGAATTCGGATTGCGCGGCGGCTTCGGCGTCTCCGATGCCGTGACCTTCCACGCATGGGGGGCGCAGATCGAGACTGGCGACGCGGTCACGCCCTATGTCGCGACCGGTGAATTCAGCTTTACCACCGATGCCGATACCGCCCGGATCGGCGGATTGAACCTGGGCGACGCGACGATCATCGTAGAAGCCGTTTTGAAATCCGGGGCGTCTGACACCGACAAGGGACATCGATCCTTCCTGACCGCCTATTCGGGCAGCGGCGTCGGCAATATTGTCACGCTGATCAACGATGACGCGGGCGGGATCGGCATGGTGGCGGAAGCCGGCGGCGTTACCAGCGCGATCGCCACGGCGGAGGTCGCAGCACGTGATAGCATCCAGCGCTTCGCGATGCGCCTGCGCGATTATGACAGTCTGCTCGTGCGCAACGGCGCGCCGCGCGACTGGCTGTTCGAAGGGCCGGTTCCGGACGTCATCACAACGCTGTGCATGGGCGGAAGCCCGCTTAGCGAGACGGCCCGGCTGGGGGGATATATCCGCAAGATCGTCATCGTCCCCTTCGCGATGAGCCAGCGGCAGACGCTGGTCAACGGCGGCGGCGATGCGCCGGCGCCCGCCCAGGTCAGCTGGAACCGGGTCGTTCGATCAGCCAACCTTCCACGGCGCGACAGTGCAAAGACGTTTCGCATGGGGGCGTGGCAATATGTCGCGGGCGGCTATAAGCCGGGCGTGGGGGATGCAGCGGCGGTCCATGATCTGTGGCGATCTGCCGACGGCCGCAATTTCGAGCTGGTCCATGCGAACCCCGGCTTCGAACTGTTCAGCCATGTGATCGCCCTCGGCGGGGTGATCTATGCCTGGCGGACGCAGATGTGGAAAAGCGTCGATGGCGGCCTCAACTGGGTCAAGATCCTCAATGCGCTGCCGTGGGGCACGTCGAGCTATGACAACCCCCGCATCGTCCATCGCGGCAAGCTGCTCTTCATCCATTGCACCGGCGACGCGCCGGGCGGCAACGAAGGCGTATGGCAGTTCGATCCCGTCGCGGTCGCATGGAACCTGGTCTGTGCCGCCCCCTGGGGCGCGCGCGACATCCCGGCCTTGGTCGAGTTCGACGACAAGCTCTTCCTCTACGGCGGCTCGCGCAATACGGCGAATGTCCCGCCCGAGGTCAACTATCCCGGCAAGACGACGCTCAACGACATGTGGGAATCGACCGACGGGGGCCTGACCTTTGTCCGGACCGTCGCCGACATGCCCTGTGCGCCGCGGATGTGGCCGGTCCTGATCCCCTATCTGGGCCGGCTCTACATGCTCGGCGGGTTCGACAATGTCGCCGCCGTATCGCGCAACTTCGATGAAACGTGGGTCAGCGACGATGGCCTTGCCTGGGCAAAGCTGGAAGCCGACCAACATTATCTTCAGCGCCATGCCCCGATCGCCTATGAGATCAACGGCGAGCTGCTGCTGGCAACCGGCAACGCCAACGCGGCGGCCGCGACCGAAGTGCTGAACGACATCTGGCGCCTGATCCCCTGACCTGGACCTTGTAAGGCAGGCCGATACAGGGCCGCGCGCTGGCATTTCGCGCGCGAGCGGCCTTTGTGCGGGCATGGCCGCCGCACCCGAAGATGTCCCCCTCGATCCCGCTGCGATGATCCGCATCGGCACCGTCGCGTCCGTCGACCTGGCGGCGGCGACGGTGACCCTGCTCTATGGCGACGACGATGGCGAAGAGGTGGAATCGCCGCCGCTTCGCTGGTGCTTTCCCCGATCGGGCGAAACGCGCGTCTGGTCGCCGCCCAGTATCGGCGAGCAGGGCCTGATCCTTGCGCCAGAGGGCGACATCGCCGCCGCGATCTTCGTGCCCGGCATCACCCGCGATACGTTTCCGCCCGCCGGATCGTCGCCCGAGGAAGTCATCCTGTTCAAGGACGGCGCGCGCATCGCCTATGATCCCGAGGGGCACGTCCTGACCGCGGATCTTCCCGGGGGCGCCACCGCCAACATCACCG